GCCGACCCGGCGCCCGTGGTCGACCCGCCGGCGGACCCGCCGCCGGCGGTCGACCCGCCCGCCGACGCCGGTGAGCCGATCCCGGAGGTCGAGCTGACGCGCCAGCTCCCGCAGGTGCGCACGCTGCTCGTCGCCGCGGGCGTCCCCGACCGCGGCGACCTGATGACGCGCGTGCGCGCCCTCGTCGAGCGCGCCAGCGACGGCGCGGCCTACCGCGAGGCCCTCATCACGGAGGCGCTCGGGGAGGGCGTGCGCGCCTTCGGCGCCGGGTTCAACCAGGAGGCCTACCGCCGCACGCTCGAGGCGTCCAGCCTGGACGTCGTCAGGCTGATGCGCGACGACTGGAAGCGCGCCGCCAAGAACACGTTCCCGGGCAGCCGGCTGACCACCGAAGAGGACGGTCACGGCACGGCGGCCGTGACCGACGAGCCCGTCAACGATTCTGCCTTCGCCGGGGCGTAAAGACCCCGGCGAAGGCAGCCGTGTGTTAACCCGCGACGCCCGGACGGGCGGGCGCCAATCAGGAGGAGAGAGCCGACATGGCAGACCCGAGAGACGAAGTCGCGTACGACGGGATCGACGCGCACTACACCACCTACGCCCACGACAACACCATCGTCTTCGACGCGACTCAGTCGGGCGGCGCCGCGCAGGTCGGGCGCGCGCTAACTCTCGTCGACGACAAGAAGGTCGGCCTCGCCGACGACGGCGACCCCATCGTCGGCGAGCTGATCCTCGTCGAGGTGGGCGGCAAGTGCAACGTCCAGGACGAGGGCTACGTCAAGCTCCCCGCCGGCGACGGCGCCGCGGTCACGCCCGGCTCGAAGGTCGTGGGCGACCTCGGTCCCGGCGGCGCGAAGGGCTACATCCGCAACGTGGCCCCGGCCACGCTGGCCGAGGTCGCCGTCGCCCGCGGGGAAATCATCGACGCCACGGACGCGACCAAGGTCGTCGTCAAGCTGTAAACCCTGCCCGGGCCGGCCTCGGGCAGGGGCCTCCGGCGCGACGCACCCTCTGAAGGAGAAGAACGATGCCCAGACGATTACAGCTCGCCAGCACCACGCCCGAGGGGCGGCCGCAGGAGCTGCTGCGCGCCATGTCGGCCGAGCGCTACTCCGAGGCGTACGACAACGGCATGAGCCTGTCCGCCTACCTGGAGACGCTCGACCCCTCCAGGGACCACGGCAACAGCAACCTCGACGCCTTCCAGCGCCTTTTGCGCGCCGCCGGCGTGCGCACGCAGACCATCCCCGAGATGGGCGTCGTGGCCGACGAGTTCGGCGCGATCTCCGAGGGTCCCGACCACCTGCGCTCGCTGGCCCCCGAGCTCATCGCCCGCATGTGGCGCCGCGCCGTGACGGGGCGTGACGCCTCGACGCGTGCGCTCTCCTCGAGCGCCGACCAGCCGAACCAGCTCCTGAACCCGACCGCGATGGCAGACCAGGTGCGCGGCCAGCAGATCGCGCCCGCAATCCCCGTCTCCAGCCTCGTCGCCCTGCGCAGCGGCATCAACTCCGGCGCCTACGAGGCCTTCTACCTCGAGAACGAGACGGAGGAGTACCGGATGAAGCGCGTCATCGAGGGCACCGAGGTGCCGAAGGCGAAGCTGCGCGCCGGCCGCCACACCATCAGGCTGAAGAAGTTCGGCCGAGCCATCGAGATCACCTACGAGCAGCTCCGCCGCATGAAGATCGACCTGCTGGGGCTGCACGTCGCGCGCATCGCCACCCAGGCTGAGGCCGACAAGATCCCAGCCATCTCCGACGTCATCGTCTCGGGCGACGGCAACGCCAACACGGCCGCCACCGTCTACGACCTGACCGACCTCGACCCGGACGCCGTGGTCGGCCAGCTCACCTTCAAGGCCTGGATCAAGTACTTGATGAAGTTCAAGAACCCCTACATGCTCACGGCCACGCTGGGCACGACCGACGCCGTCCACGACATGCTGACGATGGACGTCGGCACGGCCAACTTCCTCTTCATGCAGCTCGCCCGCCAGCTCGGCTTCGGCGGCTTCCGCCCACTCAACCAGGGGCTCGACGGCGCGGTCGGCGTCGGCTGGGATGACGACCTGCCGGCCGACAAGCTCATCAGCGTCGACTCGCGCTTCGCCATCGAGCAGGTCTACGAGATCGGCGGCAACATCACCGAGGTCCAGCGCTGGGCCAACCGCCAGACGCAGGAGCTCGTGATGACCGAGGTCGAGGGCTTCGTGAAGTTCGAGGCCGAGGCGACGAAGGTCCTGAACCTCGCCGCGTAAGGTTCCAGCGGCGGGACAACGGTAACAGTTATGAACGTCGCCCCTCCCATAACGTTATGGGAGGGGCGAGGAGAGTAGGAGCGAAAAGATGGCGGATAAGCCGAAGAGAATTTTCGTCAAGTCGACCCTGCCTGTCCGCCGCGACGGCGGGAGCCCCGTGGCTTTCACCGAGTCCCACTCGGACCACCCGGGCGGCGAGGCGTTCGTCGCCGGCCGCAAGCCCGTCGAAGTCGCCGAGACCGACGCCGTGCTCGTCGCGCTGCGCGACGGCCGGCTCGAGCGGACGGAGGCACCCGCGGCGCAGAAGCAGGCAGCGGCGGCCTCTAAGCAGACGGCCGACCCCGACGCCCTGCCGAAGACGACCCCCGGGTACTCGAGCCTGGCGGCCGCCGGCATCACGACCAGGTCCGCGGTCGCGTCGCTCACCGACGACGAGCTCTCGCAGGTCAAGGGGCTCGACAGGGAGACCGTCGCCGCGATCCGCAAGCAGATCCCGGCCGCGAAGTAGTCACAGGAGGAGTGAGGCCGGACGCCCCGGCCCCTTCCAGCCGAAACGATGGCCGAACTCATCGACCTCATCGAGCCGCTCGAAGTCAGGGCGGCACTCGACCCGACGGGGCTGCTGCTCGACGAGGAATCCCTGCCGGGCGGGGCCGTGACGCGCCAGATCTACGCCGGCGCGGCCGTCACCGAGGTGCTCTCCCTCGACCCCGACGCGGCGACGCGAGAGGGCGACGACCTTCAGCGGATTAGGAACGCCCTCAACCTGCTCACGGCAGCCAACATCGCCCCCTTCGTCGTGCAAATCACGAAGGAGCAGCTCGGCGACGTGAGCACGACCTACCAGGCCGTCGACTGGGCGGCGAGGGGGGTGGGGCTGCGGGAGCGGGCGCGCAGGGAGGTGGCGGCTGTCACCGCGGTGAGCGTAGCGGCCGCTTCAGTACCTCGCATATTCAGCCTGGCATGCGGGAGGAGGGGCAGGTGACTACCGCCAGGCCGCATGCCCAAACTGCCCTGAGCAGCGACACACTAACGCCGAGCGAGAGCCCGTGGGGGGGCGATGATCGTAGATGAACAGGACAAGGCGTAAGTGGTGGCTGTTTGACAGGGGTCGAGCGCGTGCGCGTATCGAGGGCGATCTGACGCTCATCCTCGACGCCGGCTCTGAAGATGAGGACGAGTTCGTCATCAGCGGCGGCTGGTACCCGTTTAACGAGCACCGCCCCTCCGAACCCAACTCCATCTTCAGAATCGAAGTGGTCGAGCGTGACGAGCTGACCACGGAAATAATGGCGAGGGCGGACAGGCTGAGGATGCAGGGCGTGACGTACGCGTTTAGCTATGACCCGCCGCCGTCATCACCTTTCGCCTGGACGCTCTATGCCACCGAGCTGAAGGAAGGCGGACTGCGGTAAATGCCCGACCCGTGGAATCCGAAATTCGAGCTCCTCCCGGTGACGGCGTTCATCCCGAACCTTAAATCGGTCTTTGAGAGGGACTTCGCGCGCGCCCTGGCCTTCTACGGGCAGAACGTGGAGTTGCGGGACTTGCAGGCCATCAACACGGCCCGCCAGGCTTCGGAGAAATGGCCCGTTCTGAACCTGATCCCCTACGGCAACGACCCGCGGATGAATGAAGACGCCGCCGCGCTGGACGAAACGCCGCGGCTGCTTTGCGAGTGGGAGACGAAATCGCGCGTCGCCAACTCTCTCGCGGAACACCTGGTCACGTACGTCACGGCGGGACGCTCCGTCCTCTACGAGATGAGCCTCGCCGACCTGACGCAGGGCATCCCGCAGGGCAGGCGTGAGGCGCCGACGTGGGGGGTCACCCAGGAGCGCTACGGGGAGCGCTATTACGAGGCCGAAAACCTCTACACGATGGTTGGGTCAGTCGTTCTAACCATCAACTACAGCGAGGGAAAAAAGAATGTCTGACAAGACGCAGGACACCCAAAACCTGACGGGCGCGCCGCAGCAGACGCGCCGCCCCGGCTTCCGCCAGGATGGCACGCCGTACCCCGGCGTGGACATGGCGACGGGCGAGCGTAAGGCGGTCACGTACGCCGGGCTGATGGAGGAGTTCGGAGACTCCCAGGGCGTGGCACTCTACAACGCGATCGCGGTCGCCGCGTTCGGGGGCGTGCCGCCCGACCGCCGGCCCCTCGACCTCGTCTCCCTGCGCGAAGAGTCGGCCCGCGAGGGACTCTCGGAGGCGCAGCGGCTGAAGCGCGCGGAGCGCAGGAAGCGCGTGGAGCTACTCCTCGCGAACGCGAAGGCTAAGTAACAGGGGCGCCCGAAGGGGCGGAGGAGGATCGACATGGCAGGACTTGCTCACGGTTGGGACGCGCAGGAGCTGAACCGCGCGCCCGGCGAACTCTTCATCGGGCTGTCGGCCGTCGCGCTCGACTCGGTCCCGACGATCGACTTCGACACGGGCACGCCCGACGGCACGGCGAACCCCGACGCCGAGTCCGTGGGCTACACGTCCGAAGGGTGGACGGCCTCGGCGAAGCCGGCGATCGAGGGCGACCGGGTCGACGAGGAGGAAGACCCCGTCGAGGACTACATCAACACGAACGAGGTGACTCTGGCGGGCGCCATCCGGCAGGTGAAGAACCTGGCGCGCCTCGCCAGGCTCACGCCCGGTGCCGTCCACCACGCCGCGGCCGGCGGCGTCGAGAAGATCACGGGCGGCGGCAAGCGCTCGTTCAACTACATGACGGCCATGCTCATCTGGGAGGACCACCAGGAGCCGGGCGTCTACTGGGGGTTCGTCCTCTACAAGTGCGTGAACACCGCCGGCCTAGAGCTGGCCGTCGGGCGCACCAGAGGCAGCGCCGTACCCGTCAGCCTCTCGGGGCGCGCCGTGTCGACCCGCACGGCCGGCGACCGCACGTTCGCCTTCATCCGCTACGAAGAGGTAGCGCCGTAGGACCGGAAGGCCGCACACACACTTACAACCAGTGCCGCCGGCGTGGCCCCGTGGCCTTCGACCGGCGGCAATTTTTTCGAGGAGCGTCATGAAAGCAGAACTGAAAGTCACAAGCGCCGAGGAGTACGCGCAAAAGGCCGAGGCCGCCCGCCAAACCGAGGACAAGGGCTTCCTCCACCAGCTGAAGAAGACCGGTGCCGTCGTGCGCGTCCGCCGCGTGGACATGCAGGCCCTCATCCTCGTCGGCGCCGTGCCGATGTCGCTCGTGCAGGCTTCGCAGGACGCCTTAGGTGGCGATGGGCCGACGGGGAAGGCAGATGAGGGAGAGATCCCCGAGCCGACGAGGGAGGACGTCGGGGAGGGCGCGGCAATCGCCGTCTTCATGCGCCAGACGGTCGTCGAGAACGTGCTGGAGCCGCCCCTCGGCTATGACGAGACGGGGCGAGTCGCCTTCCTCAACGGGGAGAGACGTCCGGTCGCGCGCGTGCACCCGGAAGACTTCACTGAGCTGTTCGGGGTGATCACGGGAGGTGAGGCCAAAGACGGCCTGAAGTCGTTTCGTAACCGAAAGGAGAGACGAGCATCTACTGCTGAGCGTCGCCGCCGAAAGGTTCGGGCGTGACCCCTACCTGCTCCTCCTCAAAAGCGACCCGCGCCGGCTGAACTTCAACCTGTCATGCGCCTCGCGCCTGCTGGAGCGGGAGAGGCAGCAGGCGCGGGCGCTCTCAGAGGAGCGGTGGGAGCTGGCACGGGCGACGGCGCAGATGATCGCCGCGATGATGTGGTGCAGGCATGAGGCAGCCGACCGCGAGAAGGCGGAGGGCGGCGGCACGCGCTGCGCCGCCTGCGGCGCGAGGTTCCGGTCGACTCAGAGCCCCCCACCGGCTGCGGGCGACTCCGGGCCTTTCAAGCCGCAGAGGGTGAGGGTCAAACGCAAGTAGGACGGGGGTGGGGGCATGTCGGCCGACTGGCAAGGCGACCGTCAATGGCAAGAGAAGATGCGGCGCGCCGCTGAGCTCGCCAACATGACGGACGTCTTCAACGACGCCATCGACGAGGTTGTCATCCCGGAGCTTCGCGAGCATTTCGAGTCCGAGGGAAGGGGTCAGTGGCCGCGACTCTCGGACGCTTACGAGAGCCGCAAGAAAAAACTCTACGGCGACCGCCCGATCCTCCAGGCGACCGGCGCCACGTTCCGCTCTTTAACCGGGCCTGAGGGTGAGGAGCACCAAGTCAGGATCGTCGAGCCCGGCGGGGCTGTCTTCGGCACCGACCTGCCTTACCCGCAATTTCATCAGAAGCGGCCCAAACGGAAAGGGAGGAAGCGGCGCAGGATCATCAACCGCACGAGAGACTTTCGCAAACGTTTGAGGGACTTCATCGCGGGCCGGCTGGCCGCCAAGCTGAGGCGCCTATAACGTTATGGCTGCTAACGAGGACGAGGTTAAATTACGGCTAACGGCCGAGACGGTCGCCTATAAGAAGGCGTGGGACGACGTGCGCGTTCAGACCGCGCGCGATCTCGCGTCGATCAAGACCACCGTCGCCTCGAACCTCGGCCAGGCCCGCGCCGCCGCGGCCCAGAACCTCGCCGGCATTAAGCAAGCCGCCGCCGGTAACATCGGCCAGACGCGCGTCAACACGGCCCAGCAGCTCGGGCAGATACGCGTCCACACGGCCCAGCAGCTCGCGCAGATTAGGGCCAACGCCGCCCAGCAGCTAAACCAGATCCGCCAGAACGCGCGGGACACGCTGGGGCAGATGGGCTCGCAGTTCGAGTCCACGGGGCGCCGGCTGAGCGTGGGCCTCACCCTCCCGCTGGTCGCGCTCGCCGCCGCCGCCGTCAGGTCTGCCCGCAACATCGACACTCAGCTCAATGTTTTGCGGGCCTTCACCGGCGAGACCGAGGTCGCGGAGAAGCGGTTCGCGCGACTGATCGCGATAGCGAACAAGACCCCCGGACTGACTTCCGGCCTCGCCACCACCCTCGACGCCCAGCTGCGCCCGCTCAAAGTCACCGAACAGACGATAGACCGCATCCTCCCCGCGCTCGGAAGGCTGAACGCCGTCAGCCCATTAGGGGATCCCCAGAAATTCGCGCGCAACCTGACGCAGCTCGTCACCCAGAACTTCGAGCGCACCGACCTGAAGGAATTAGTCGGCCAGTCCCCGGTGGCCGGGCAGATCATCACCGAACTCTTCAACGTCGACTCGCCGATCAACGCCGCGGCCATACGCAAGTCGGCGCAGCGGATGGGCATCAGGACGGTCGACGATTTCTTCGCCGCCTTCGCCGACGCCGCCTCTCGCAACCCCGGCCTCGCCAACGTGACGGAGTCGATCGCGACCCGGTTTGAGAAGTTGTCGGACCGCGTCGCCCTCGCCCTGCGCCCCCTCGGCCTCGCGGTCATCGACTCGCTGACGCCGATCGTGGACGCCGGCGTTCCCATCGTCGAGGCGCTCGGCCGGGCGTTCGCCGCGCTGCCGGCGCCCGTCAGGACGGCCGTGGTCGGAGTCGGCGCGTTCGCGGCCGTGGCAGGCCCGACGCTTTTCATCACCGGCACGCTCATCAACACGGTCATCTCGCTCCAGAAGGCTTACGTGGCGCTGAACGCGCTGGCGCTCGTCCCTACCATCTCCAACCTGCGCCTGCTGGGTCAGGTCATGCAGGGGACGGCAGGGCTGTCAGCAGGGGCGGCGGCGACTATGGCCGTCAAGGTGGGTTTGCTGTCGGCCGCGGTTGCGGCGGCGGTGGCCGCTGTCACAGGTGGCGCGCACGCCCTCGCAAAGTACACAAACGCGGGCACGAAGGCCGAGACTGCCACGGCAAAATGGTCGCGTGTCCTGCTGCCGATACTCAACCCGCTCGGGTTTCTTGCATTTAAAATTGGGGAGGCCACGAACGGGACTGAGGACTTGAGTACCGCGCAGGCGCGTGCCGTACCTCAAATTAAACACTTAACCGACTCAATTGAAGAGGAGAGTGAGAGCTTACGCGCGCTCAGGCTGGCACTCGAAGAGGTTGAAATTGCAACCAAGTCGCGGCTCGCGGCGGCGCAGAGGGCCTACAACGAAACGAGGATTACGCGCGCGCAGTTTGATGAAGAACGGATTAAAGCACTAAGAGAAGAGAAGGACGCGCAGCTAAAAGAGCTTGACGAGCAAATCAAACTTAAGCGACAGGAGGCCGAAACGCCGGGCCTCGGGCCTCACGGGGCGAGCGACGAGAAGGCGAAAAAACGGCTTGACGATTTAAAGAGTCTTGAAGTCAAGCGGAAGCAAATCGTTAGCGAAACCGAAACCGAAATAGAAAACATTCGGTCTGAAGGGCGACAACAGGAGCGAACGAACGAGGAGAGACACCGGGATTCTCTTCTTGCCCTCGCGCGTGAGAGTGCCGAACGGGAGATAGAAATTCTCCGTGACGCCGCAGAGCGCGACGAATCCTTACGGCTCACGAATGAACAGAGAATCAGCGCAATCGAGCGCAACATAACGAATCTCGAAACGGCAGAAATCCGCCGCCGCATCGCTACAGTCGCGCAAGGGACGGAGGAGCGCGCGCGCCTCGAAGACGAGTTGGCGCTGAAACTATCTCAGAATAGGCGCAAGGAAGCCGAAGCCCGCCGCCGCGAACTGGCCGCAGAGCGCGCAGATTTTGAGAGTCGCATCCGCACCCTTCTCATCTATCGGCAGATTCAACTTGACGTGCGCGAAGCGTCGGAGGCCGCCCTCATAACCTCTTTACGCGCCGTCGGGCAGGCTCGCCTACGTTCCGCAGTTGATACGGAGAACGCAATCATAGAAGTGGAGCGGCGCGGGTTTGACCGTCGAATCAAAGCTTACGAGGAAGACCTAGAGCGCGCCAAGAATATTTTCGATAAGCAAAAGCGTGAGGAGGAGGTAGCAGCCGCAAAAGCCGCGCTCGCCCGCGAGAAGACCGCGAAGATTACCTTTGAAACTAACGTCCCGTTCCGCACTTCGGATGCTGAGCGCGAGGACATCCAACGTCTTAGGGAGTTGAACGAGGCCCGTAAGCGCATCCAGCGTGACGCGCTCTCGGAAGCCCTAGAAGTCGGCCGACTCGACATTGAGGCCATGCGCCGCCGCCACGCCTCCCGCGCCGAAATTGCAAGGGCCGAGCGCGACGCCGACTTAACAGAGATTCGTCTCAGGCGAGAGCGGCGGCATGACGAACTTGAGGATGAGAAAGAGGCGGAGATAGCCCGCCTCCGTTCGACTGACCTCAACGCCAGACGGCGGGCCGAAATTCGCACTCTGGATACCGAACGTAACGAGATAGGAGAAGAGGAGTATCGGCGCAGGCTGCAAGAAATTAACGACCGTTACGACGCAGAAGCGGCGCAGAAGGATTCAAAATATCTTGAGCGTAAGAAAGAGCTAGAAGACCTCTTCAGAGATAGAGATTTATTGTCGGAAGAGGAATATCAGAGAAGAAAGAAGGAGATAGAGGATAGATACAAAAGGGATACGAATAGCGACCCGTTTAAGGGTATTAAAGATTTCTGGACTAATTTCAAAAACGCCGTAGCGGATGCCGCAGGTTCAATCCGTCAGTCAACGGCCTCGATAGCTTCAACCGTCATTGAAAGCTTCCGGGCGATGGAGGACGCCACCCGGCAAGGCATCGTTAGCTGGCTCTTATACGGTGAAAGTTTAGGTAAGGCTCTTAAAAGGGCGCTGGCCGAAAGTCTCGCGGCAGTTGCGGCGGACGCCGCCATTCAAGCTTTAAAGCACGGGGCTTACGCCATAGGTTCGCTCGCCTTCGGTGATGCGCGCGGCGCTGTGTTGCACGCTAAGGCTGCCACCGCTTTCGGCCTTCTAGCGTTGGGGGCCGGAGTCGGCGCGCGTATTGCTGCTAACAGCGCGGGGTTAACCCGTAACTCTTCCTCGTCGGCGGCCGGGAACGCGGTCGGCCAGGGTTCGGAACCAAATAACAGACAGTTCACGTATGGAATCGGCTCCACCCCAGACGGCGGGCCGGGCGGCGCGCAGGGGCATGGGTTAATGGGTAATGCGCTTGCGGACGTGATTAACTATATGAGGGGAGCGGAGGCGCGCGACCAGACGCGCACGGCACTCGTCGTTCAATCTATGCGCGAAGTCTCGGGCGCGCTCACCCCCTTTAAGACGGCCAGCCCCGGCGACATTGTTGAGCGCGGACTTAATACCTCTGAGGGTACGCAGGCGGCTGGCGCGGCCGTGTTGCGCAACACGGGCTCAGACGGCGGATTTACTGACGAGTTGGCGCGGAATTTGAGGGTTTCATGAGGATGAGGTGCGCCCTACTTCGGCCGTTTTAAGAATACAACATAGTAAGTGCTGCCTGATATTGTCGTTTCATTTGTAGACACAAGCTCCCACCCCTCCCCGCCCAACTTACCCAAATCTTTATTCGCGGTTTGGAGCGACGTTACTACCGTGTTGTATTCCCACGTCCGCGCCTTTGTTTCGACAGGGGACTTGGTTGATGTCTGTGTTTGCGCGAAGACGCTAAAGGCCAGTAGCAGGCTGAGCGTCAAAATGACCTTGTTTCTCATGGGCGGAAATTCTACCGCCGCAATGTTCAACCAGCCAAACGCGAAACTCCGCCTCCGTCTTAGTGCCCTTTGAATAGTTGCACCCGGCGCAGGCGGGTGCTAGGTTGGCGGGCCAATTAGCGCCTCCCCGCGAAAGTGGCTTACGGTGTTCCATCTGAACCGACGTAGTGTTTAATTTAATGCCGCACAGGTAGCAGCGCCAACCGAAGTATTCACACTTAGCCATGAACTGTTCTTTAGTGCAGACGCCCTGCGCGGCGAGGCGTCGGGCCTTCCGCCGTTGGGCCGCGAGACGGCCCCACATGCGAACGCTATCGGGGTTTTCCTGCATCCGCCTCTCGTATTGCTTCTGTTCGCGTTTGCGCGTCGCCTCGTAATTCTTATGGCGATACTTCACCGTGTAAGTCCTTATTTTCTCGGGATGAGACTTGCGCCACGCGCGCGCCCTTTCTTTAATTTCTTGCCGATTCTGTTCCCTATAGCGGCGGTGATGCTCGCGCATGCTAGCTTTCCTTGCAGGGGTTTGCGCTAACCTTCTATTGCTCTCTCTTTTGCGCTCGCGCACTTCGGGGTCTAGCAGGCGGGTATTCTGCCGGGCGAGTCTGCATGACTTACACAGGGCATCAACGCCGTACTTCCCTCTTTGCTTCTTGTAGAAGTCAGATAGGGGTAAGGCCCGCGCGCACTCTTTACAGGTCTTAAGCGTCACCGCGCCCCCTTCCTAGAATTGCATACCTTGTGAGCCAACTTAATATTGTCCTTCGTGTGAGTCCCGCCGCGAATCAACGGGACTACATGGTCTAGACTCATCTCATGCACGGAAACCCACTCCCCGCAGATGTGGCACAGGTGGCTATCTCTCTCGGCAATCTCATCACGGCTCACCTGTTCAACCTGTTCAGTGTAGAGGCGCGCGCGCCGCGCCGCGTTCGCGTCGGAGGCCCGGCGTCGTCTCTGAACCCTCAGCCGTATTCTTTGCTCGGTTGATAGGCGGGTCATAACGTTATGACCCCCAAAGACACGAAGGGGCCGGACGCCCGACACGCCCGACCCCTTCACACGCCCGATTGAAAAGCGTTAGTGCTGCGCGACCGAAGGCGCACGCCTCCGGGTTGCCCTCGACCGCCGCATTCTCCCCAGTATGCGACGAATCGCCGCGCCCATGTTCCAACGCTCCGGCCTCGGGCGATACGGATTCTTCAGTTGCTCCCTGTGCCGCTCCCCGGCGGCATGAAGTTCCGCGAGTCCCATCATGGTTTAGTCGCTGAGCATGATGCCCACAGCGCCCCCTTCCGCTATGCGCGGGCGGCGTCACCCCAACGGACACCGCCCGGCCCCGCAGCCGCGACGCCCTAGCAGACGCGGCTACCACCTTTTCCCCTTGTCCTTGACGACGGCCCCGCCCAAAACCCGCTCGGCTTCGGCCGTGCGGCACAGGACGGAATCCTCGGACACTTCAAAGGCGTACGTCGCGTAAATCAGATAGGTGACGCGCTCGCCTTCAACCTTCACGTCGCGGACTAGCCCCGAGAGGTTGCCGCTGAACTTGAAAACAACGTCTTCGCCCGGTCTGAATGTCGGGATGGGGCGAGTTGTGCCGCCTCTGACGGGCGGCTTACTATCCCTTGCAGGCATGTGGCGACCCCCTTCTGGTCGTCGCGTGCTGGATGGGCGCGGGGGACGTTTGGCGCGTCCCCCGCGCTCGCTTCGAGGCGGCCTCACGCGGGCAAGAGGCGCACACTGTAAACCCCCTCCCGCGTCGTGCCAATGCGTTAAATTTCAGCCGCCCCGCCGTCTATTTGCGGCAGTCCGCCGGATTGCGGCAGGGCGTCGTGAAGGCTTTGCACCCCGCCGCAAATCTGTTGCACCCCGCCGGATAAAACTTCCGACTCGGGCACTTCGCATTCAAGGCTGAGCGTCAGTTCGTAGCGCACCTTCCCGCCGCTGAACCTGACACATTTGACCGTGCCGACTAGGAGCCCTTCATACTTGAAGAGGACTTCATCCCCGGCGCGGTATTGCGAGATAGCGCAGGCGTTGACTTGCCTTTTGAACATGGTTTCTTGACCCTCCTTAGCCGATGCCGAACCACTCGGCCATGCGTCGGTTTAGCTCCTGTCTCTCTTCGTCGGTCATGTGGCGTTCGCCTTTCGTCGTGTTATCGAATCTGGAAATATATTACCTGAAATGAAAACACTTGTAAATAAGAAAATACCTTTACTGAAAGTAATTTCTGAAGTAGAATGGGGCCATGCTACAGACGTATACTGACGGCATGATTAAAGTGCGGATTCAACAGGTGGCGCAGGCGCGGGGCATCCAGACCGCCTACCAGCTTCAGAAGGCGATGGACATCAATCCCGGTATGGCTTCGCGGTTGTGGAAGGGTGAGTTTGAGATGATAGGTCTTAAGACCTTAGACCGCTTGTGTAGCGTGTTAGATTGCGAGCCGAACGAAATTCTAGTGAGGACGCCAGATAAGAAGGGCGGTAAGAGGTAGGCCGCAGGAATAGAAGGAAGGTTCGTCCGCTCCCCGCTGGCGGCGTCAGCCGCCCTTGTGCCAGCCACGCGCGCGCTATGTTCATCAAATATCTTTAGACCGCAACCACGCCGCGCGACGGCGTTAGTAATAAAAAGTCTTGATAGATAAACCGAAGCTGCTATAATCCGCGCGTCGCCGCAGAGCGACACGTCTTTAAAAACCAGTGCCCGCGGTGAGTCTCTTTGGAGGCTTTCACCGCGGGCATTTTCATTTCTCAACCAGTACCGCCGGTGAACCCTTTGAGGATTCTTACCGGCGGCATTTTGCTTATGAGCGCTCTTGAATACGAACGATTGGTCTTCAGAGGCCACTTCCGCTGCGAGGTGGGGATCGACTACTCCGGCTCGTTCCTCGGCATCGACTACGGCGGCGGCCTCGAGGAGAGTGAGAAGGTCTTCCCGGGCCTCCTCACGGCCAAGCTCAGCTACCCGTGGCTCGACCGGGACGTGATGGTCCAACCCTGGTCGGGTGAACCCGTCAGCAGGCTCGAGTACATCTGGGGCTTCTACCGCCGCCATATGGATAACGCCCGGCGGCCCTTCGTCATGCGCTCCCCACTCGACAAGAAACTCTACCTCTGGAAATTCGCGGACGACTCCCTCTCTATTGAGCTGGTCGACCTCTACCTCGGCACGACGGGACTGTCGCTCCGGCAGGCGTACGTGCGCCACATGAATACGCTCGAAGGCGGAGCGCTCGACGAGGGCGTCGAGAACCCCTCGACAATCTGACCTCATAACGTTTTAGGTGATGAGCGAATACACCGAAGAGATAAAGGCCAAACTCGCCGCGCTGCGGCTCCTTCCGGCGGAAGAGCGGAAGCCCGCCGAGGTGACGGCCTACTACTGGCCGGCGCCGGACGGCCTCAAGGTCTACGCGGTCGCCGCCTTTGACGACCCCAACGTATACCCCCAGTACGCGCTCCTCATGCCGCAGCTCCTCGCGGAACTCGGCTACGACGCCCCGCTCGTCGTCCGGCTCGTCCCTGAGAAGAACAAGCCCTTCGCCGATCTTCCCCGCTCGGCCTCGATAGCCGAGGACGGCGCCGACTTCACCTTCAGCAACCTCGACCGCGAGATCGGCCGCCTCGTCGCAACGCACGGCGAGGGCGTGCCCGTCGAGGTCTTCGCATACTGGCCGGCCGTAGACCTGCTCCTCTCCCTGTGGCGGGGTACGACAAAGGCCCCCAAGGAGATGAGCCGCGCGCGCGTCGTGCTCGACGCCTCGACCGGCTTCCGCTCGCCGAACATGAACGTGCCGCACCGCTGGCACGCGACGAGCTGCCTCTTCATCTTCGGCGCACTGCTGAGCACGCAGGAGGAGATCGACTTCCACGCCGGCTGCCCGCACAACGCGCACCTTTCGGATGAGGAGCGCGCCGGCGCGCTGAAGATAGGCGTCCCCGGATTCACCGACTGCGCCCGCGCGACGGTGGGCGACTGCTTCGCGCGAATGACGCTGCCAGACAGCGACGCACAGACGACGAGGTTCTGGCCCGGCTACGAGGTGCGCCCCGATCCCATCAACAATTTCGTCGGCGGGCGCAACATCCCGGCCTCCGCTGTCGGCAACGCCTCGAAGCTCGCGGACCCCATCCGCGTCATCATCGGCGAGCGCCTGGTCAAGGCCATGCCGCTTCTGGCCTACCGCAACGAGGTAAACACGAAAACGCCCGACAAAGGTTTCGGCGCGGGGCTATTCGAGGTGGGCGAGGGGCCGGTCGCCGGGCTCTGGAACTTCCGGATGAACGACGTCTACGTCGGCGCCGAGCACCAGAACCTCCGCCTGGGCGAACTCGGTCAGGTGCCGACCTTCTTCTCCCCCGGCATCAACTCGTTTTCGGGCACGGCCCACTGCTTCGGCCGCATCCAGGGCAACTTCAACGAGAACCAGGCGGCTTCACTCACGGCTTCGATCATGTGCCGGGGCTTGCGCGACCTGAGGGTTTACACGGAGCCGGGCGTTTACACGGAGCAGTACAGCACGAAGAGAATCGACGCCATCTTCGCGGCCCTTACGAAGCCGCGTTGGGGATACGGCAACGACCCTGCGCGATACGACATCGCCTCCGTCGTCGAGTGCCGCGGGTGGGGCGACGAGCTGGTCTCGATGCACGCGCCCGACGGCACCATATTCACGGGCGCGCGCTCCTCCTGCAACGTTGAACTCAACAGCCGCCAGGTGCAGCAGCAGATAACGGACCTCTGCACGGCCGGGCGCATCGGGCTGCCGCACGAATTCCAGGGGCTCGAGGTCTTCACGCCGCTCCGCGAGGAGACGCTCGACGCGCACGTCCCCACTTTCACGGATGAGGGTGACGATCGAAACATCGCAAGCAAAGGCGCGGAATCCTCCCTCTCCTGGGGGTACACCTCCGACCGCGACCTCATCAACCAGTGGACGGTGAACTTCGACGACTCCTCGAACGGCTTCGTCGAGACGCAGCTCATATTCGGCGACCAGCGCGCGCAGCTCCGTGCCGAAAGGGCCTCGGGCGGTCGGGGAATCAAAATCAACGGCAAGACGCAGCCTGCCTTCGGCATCACCAACTATTCCGAGGCCGCGCGCTTCGGGGTCTTCCTGCTCTACCTCGGGCCGCTCGATGCGGGCGGTCTCGCCAACCCCTGGTGGGTGAAGTTCACAACCTGGTACTCAGAGGCGCTGGCGGTGCGCATGTACAAGCCCATCCGCGTCATCAACTCCGTGCTCCAGGAGGAGATCCTCGACTACTACACGTCGCCGGCGCGCGCCGGCTCGTTCCCGTGGTTCGCGGGACAGTCTTACGAGTACTTCCGAGTGATGAAGATGGTCCGCAGGGGAGACCTGAAGGTCGAGATCACGGCGCAGCTCTACCCGCAGGACTTCATGGCGCGCATCGAGGACGTGGAGCAGCCGCCGCCCATTTACGTCTCCGCGCCCGCGTCTAACCCCGGCGGGCGCCGCGGGGAACAGCCCGAGCCCATCGGCTTCCAGTCGCTGGCGCTCGTCGGGGGCCGCGTGGTCGCCAGACTGGAAGAGAGTGCTTATGCCTAGCAACTACGAAGGCGTGGAGTGGAAAGTCGAGCACGACGGCATTGACTGGCCGGTCACGGGCGAAGTGGTGAAAGTTCACGACGTCACCGACTCGGACCCGACGGACGGTACGGGCGCGGTCGCGCTGCCCGACCTCGCCACCGACGGCGCCGGGATTATGGCGGGCGGCGTCCTCGCCGCGGTTGCCCCCGGGCGCACCGTGCGCTTCACCGTCGTCCGCGCGGCCGACGGGCTTCCCTGCTCAGTCATACAGGTGACGTCATGATCACGGCCCGCCTCAGAGACCAACAGGGCGGCGTCGCGGGGGTGCTGCGCGACTCTAATATCGCGCCCTACTACCCGCCCGCCACGGTCGGCGCGGCGCGCGTCCAGGTCTGGGTGCGCAGCAAGGGCGTGGGGGTAGACGCGGCAATCATGGTGGGGGTGTATAAGCCCGGGGCCGACGTGGAGTTCGGAGTGGACTCGGTCGGCGCGCGCGACCTGCTCGTCGCCGCCGTCCCGGTCTCGGGCACTAACACGCCGGGCATCTCTGACCTCAACCACGCCGAGTGGCTCGAGCTCAACTACGAGCCCCAGACCGGCACCGCCGCCGGCCTCGACGAGCACGTGCCGGACGTCACGACCCCGCCGGTCGTCACCAAGAGCGGCTCGGGTGACTTCTGGTGGGTGTTCACCCAGCTCCCCCCCAACTCTTCGACGCTCACCGACATCAACGTGCGCGTCAGGAAGGCCGACGACCTCTCGCCCGTCGCCGTCTGGCCGTTCGGCCCGACCGCTTCTCACCTGGTGGAGATGACGGCCTTCGACGCCGTCATCGACTGGCAGGCCCGTAACCAGAGCCCCGAGGACGTCGGCCAGGGGCGCGGCTGGTCGGATTGGTCGCCGGCGGCCGCGGCCCCCGGCATCGGCTCGATCGCGTCGGGGGCCGCGGCGCTGCCGCCCCCGGCCGGCCCCACGGGCGTGCTCACGGACGGCACGTTCGAGGCCGACCCTGACGACAACCGGGCGCCCATCGAAAAAGGAGTACTCGCCACATGAGGAATATCGCACTCGCCGCCCTCATAACGTTATGGGCCGCCACCGGGGCCGCCGCGCAGGGCTCGACCAGCTACCCCGCGTCGCTCGACACCTCGACGACGCTGCCGCAGGCAGTGGACCAGAAGGTCGCCTACCTGACGGCGGCCGCGACGAGCGGCGCGGTCTCGATCACGGTCAATTCAACGGCTGGCGTGCCCACCTCTGGCGTGCTCCAAGTCGACTCGGAGCTCCTCTCCTACGCGACGGCCGACGCCACCCACTTCACCGTCACGAGGGGCTTCTCCGGCACGGCGGCCGCGGCGCACGCCACCAACGCCACGGTGCGCTTCCCCCTCGTCGCCGCGCACGTCAACGGCAGCCGCGGGGCCGTGCTCGCCCTCGAAGCCAAGCTCGGCACCGGCGCCTCGGACGCCTCCTCGGCCTCCACGGGGCAGGTGCTCACGAAGCAGTCGGGCGGCGGCACGGCATGGGCCTCCCCACCCGCCGCCGGCATCGGCAGCGGCTACGCCAACGTCACCGACGGGACGACGACGGCTGCGGCCTCCGGCTCAGACACCTTCAAGCTGCGCAGCGCCGACAACAAGCTCTCCGTCACGGTCGCGAATAACGACGCCACCCACGGCGACAACGCGCTGCTGACGGTCAACCAGGCGAACCTCGACAGAAACGCCCTGGGCGGCGGCGCGCTCACGGTCGCCAACGGCGGCACTGGCGCGACGAGCGCCGCGGCGGCGCGCACCGCCCTCGGCCTCGGCACGGCAGCGACGAAGGACGTGCCGGCCTCGGGCAACGCCTCGGCCTCGCAGGTCGTGCAGGGCGACGACACACGGCTCGCGGACGCGCGCGCGCCGTCGGGCACGGCCGGCGGCGACCTGACGGGCACCTACCCCAGCCCGACGCTGACGGCCATCGTCACGGCCGGCACGAACACGAAGCTCACCTACGACGCGAAGGGCAGGGTCACGGCCGGCGCGCAGGCGCAGTTCTCCGACCTCGGCGGCACGGCCGCCAACTCGCAGCTCGCGAACTCCTCGGTCACCGTCGGCTCGACCTCCATCTCTCTGGGCGGGTCCTCGACCTCCATCGCGGGGCTGACGGGGGGCGTGAACTTCGGCGGCACGACCCTCTCGACCTACGCGGAGGGGACCTGGACGCCGACCGTCAGCTTCAACAACGCGAGCGTCGGCGTCACCTACTCGGCTCAGGTCGGCACCTACACCCGGATCGGCGACCGGGTCCTGGCCGAGGGGCGCGTGACGCTCTCGGCGAAGGGCTCCTCGACGGGGGCGGTCAGGATCGGCGGGCTCCCCTTCACCACGGGCAGCTCGAGCGCGTTCAGCGGGAGCGTCGCCTTCTACGTGAACGGGGCGACCTACACCGGAGTCCTGACCGGGCTCACCACGGCGTCGAGCACTAACTTCAGCCTGTGGGTGGTCAACAACGGCACGACGACGCAGTTCACCGACGCGGGCGTGACCAACACGTTCGACATCATCATCTCCATCAGCTACCGGACGAACTGACCTGAAAGGAAGAATCATGAGGAACCTGTTAAGACCCCTTCTTTCGCTGCTGCTCGTCGCCGCCTTCATCTCGCAGGGCGCGCGCACCGCCTTCGCCTTCGCCGGGCCCGTCGCCGCCTCGTTCTCGACGGCCGTGCCCGTCACCGCCCAGAGCGTCATCCAGCTCCAGGGCTCGGACGCGGACGGCACGCCCCTCGTCTACGCGACGACCTCGAGCCCCGCGCACGGCGCGCTCTCGAACCTCAACGCGGCCACGGGCGCGGTCGTCTACACCCCGGCCGCCGGCTACACGGGCGCGGACTCGTTCAACTACACCGTGACCTCGGGAGGGGCCACTTCGGCGGCCGGGACGGTGACGATCACGGTGACGGCGGCGAGGACGCGCGTCATCGACACGCTGACGAACCCCGACGGGAGCCCGCGCCAGGGCAAGGTCTCCTTCTTCCTGACGCAGGCCGCCAGCTCGCCCTCGGGCACGATCCCGGCCAAGGCGAGCGTCTCCGCGCAGCTCAGCCCGACGGGGCAGTTCGACGTCTCGCTCTACCCCTCGCGCGCCGTCTCGCCCGTCCAGTACTACCAGGCGTGGTTCGACGACTCGGTGACGCGCAACACGCAGCTCCTCGGCATCTACGACATCCCGGCCGCGACGACGGCCGTCACGCTCGCCGGCTACAGGGTCACCGACGCGAACCTCTCGGCGCAGTACGTCTTCGCCTCGAAGGCCGAGGTCGACGCGCTGACGGCCGCCGTCGCCGCGGCCACCACGGCACAGCTCTTCCCCTCGCTGACGGCGGGCAAACACATCCTCTGGAACGGGTCCGGGTTCGCCAACTCGCTCATCTCCGAGAGCGGCGGGGCGGTCACGATCGGGGGCAACACCACCGTCTCGGGGACGGTCACGGCCACGGGCTACACCGGAATCCAGGCCGCCAACGTGCCGAACCTCGACGCCTCGAAGATCACGACCGGCACGCTCGGCGCCGCGCGCGTCCCCAACCTGGACGCGTCGAAGATCACCACTGGGACCTTCCCCGCCTCGGTCATCCCGGACCTGAGCGCGGCGAAGATCACCTCCGGCACGCTCCCGAACGCCCAGACGACGGCGTCGAGCGCCAACACGCCCTCGACGATCGTGGCGCGCGACGCCTCCGGCAACTTCTCGGCGGGCACGGTCACGGCGACGAACCTGGTCGGCAACGGGGCGGGCATCACCGGCCTGACGGGCGCGACGGGCGGGGTCAGCAACACGGGGTCGACGACCGTGCGCGCCGACTCGGACTCGGACGGCGTCGGCGTCATCGACCTCCAGACGAAGGACGGTGTCACTGGCCTGCGCGTCGAGAACGACGGCGCGGTCAACGTCCTCAAGTACCTCAAGCTGCCCGCGATGACGAAGGCGGCGATGAACGCCTGCCTCGTCGCCTGCTCGGGCTCGCTCGTGCGCGTCACAGACCACGAGCGCGGCGAGTGGTTCAACAACGGCGCGGGCTGGGCGAGGCTGCGCGGCCACATCGACGTGCGGGCCGACTTCGGCGCGAAGGGCGACGGCGCGACCGACGACACGGCGGCCTTCGCCGCGGCCGTCGCCGCACTGAACGAGGGGAACGTCGGCGAGCTCTACGCGCCCCGCGGCGCGTACGTCACCTCGGGCGGGTTCACCATCACCGCCCCCTTCGTCTTCAGGGGCGACGGCCGCGCCGACGCCCACTACGACACCGGCTCGAACTACGCCTTCCTGACGAAGATCACCTGCACGTCGCCGACGGCCGTGCTCTTCACGGTCACGGCCAACAAGGGGCGCTTCGAGGGCCTCGACCTGGCCAACACCTCGCCGACGACGCCGACGGCCGGGAGCGCCATCCGCGTCTACAACGCGACGGACTTTCTTCAGAAGGTCGATTACGAGCGCATCAGCGTCCGCCACTTCTACGACAACATCAACGTCGAGGTGGGCGACGCGTGGCGGCTGCACGACGCCGGCATCTACTCGCCGGTCCGCTACGGCATCCGCATCCAGAACACGGTCGTCCCCGACGCGGGCGGCTGGTCGATAGACAACTGTGAGTTCGTCGCCGACAACACGCCGCACCCGACGGCGGCCATCCGCATCGAGTCGTGCGGCGGCGCGAAGATCACGAACACGAATATCCTCCAGTACACGACGGCCATCTCGGCCGTGAGCAGCACGACGAGCGTCCTGCTCATCGCGAACTGCTCGTTCGAGAATAACTACGGCAACGCCATCGACATCTCCGACTGGCAGCTGGTGACCATCACCGGCAACGAGTTCGCCTACTACTTCTCGTCGGGGCCCAGCCTGACGGCCAACGCCGTGAAGCTCACGCGCGTCAAGCGCGGGTCGGTCATCGGCAACGTCTTCAGCGCGTACTGGAACACGGCCGCCGTGGCGGTGCGCCTCGACGACTGCAAGGGCGTGCGCGTGTCGAACGGCGCGCCGGCGGGCTTCGACCGTGAAGTCGGATTCGACACGGCCTACGCCCACGACCCGGACGAGCACACGACCTTCAACACACCGAGCTATCAGAACGGGTGGGCGGCTTTCGGGGCGGGGTTCGAGACCGGCGGCTACACGTACGACGCCGGGTGGGTCGTGCTCCGGGGGATGATCCAGGCGGGGACAGTGGGCCAGACCGCCTTCACCGTGCCCGTGGGCTACCGTCCCACGGGGACGCTCATCTTCCTCGTGGCGTCGGGCTCGGGCTCTTGTCAGGTGTTCGTCTATAACGACGGGCGCGTCGTGCCGCAGGCGGGGTGCAACAACAGCAGCGTGAGCCTGAGCGGCATCCGCTACAGGCCTTACGCGGCGAATTAGAGGGAGTCGGGCCAGGAGGCGTCGGGCGTCGCCGCGTCAAGGGGCACGTCGGGCTTGATGATGTGGCCGCGCCCCTCCGCTTCCTCCGCGTACGCGAGGCCGTCCGGGAGCGGCGATATCCCGGACGGCCGGATGCCCTCCTGCAATTTGAATACGATCTCGTCGCCCTCGCGGAGTATGACGGCGTACCGCACGTCTCCGACGAATGTGGTGTCTGTGATGTTCATGTCGGTGGCGTTTATGGGCTCGGGTTTGTCGGGCATGATGATTGACGACGAAAAGATTCCTTGTCCCTCTGCCGGCGCTCTCACCGCCCGCCTCACTTGAGCCTCATCCAGCCTTTGAAGCCCTCCCCCTCGTTCCATTTCCACGCGAGTTGAGCGGTGTCGTATCTGAGCAGGTGCGCGTCGCCGTCCTCGTGCGCCAGAAGGGCGAAGCGCACGCCCTCAACCTCGTAGAGCACGGCCCGGTCTTGCAAGTAGATGCGCGTCACGCCGTCATTCTCGACCATGAAGCACGCTTCAAACGACGCGCGTTGCTTGCCCCGGTCTGTCAGTAGTGTGTCGTCGGCCCGTAGCACGGCCCTGTCGCACACAGACGCGAGCCGCAGCACATTAACGTTTTCAATGGTGTACTCGTCCGCGTCCGTGATGACGGCTGCGGGCCTTGCGGCCGGCGCAATCTTTACCGGTAACGACGACCACGACTCGACTGCGCTGGTGCAGGCGACGCCGAGAACGAGCGAGGCGGCTAAAGGAATCAGGTGCGCAAATCGTCTCATAAGCTCTCCCGTGAAGTTTGCCCCGTCGAGGCGACGGTGGCGGTGATTGTAGCACGGTCAGAGGGGGGGGGGCTTTCATAACGTTATACCCCTCCCCTTCACCTTCAGGCGGCGCGACGCGGCGCGGCGGCGAGCCCGGCCTCGTAGGCCGAGAGCGTCGCGAGCGCGGCCCGAACGGCGCGGCCGATGGCCTCCGAGATTTCGAAGTCGCCCGACATCTCCGCGGCCTGCCGGCCGATCAACCGGAGATCGGCCTCGACGGTCCGGAGACTCTGGTCGCGCCCCGCGGCGGCCGCGGACTTCTCCGCCGCCCGCTCTGCGTGGCGGGCGAGGGCGGCGAAGGCGTGGTAACAGTGCACGCCGTTGCGCCCGGCCATGCAGTTACAATCGACGTTCGAACCGCGGACTGTCACGTCGTAGTAGTCGCCCTGCGAGCCCCCGATTATGTATTTTGACTCGCCCGCCTCGATGGTCTCCGGGCGCCGGCTCTCCGCCTTCGCCTTCGCCCGCCGCTGGCCCCCGTCCGTAAGATTGACCGTGAACATCCGCTTCCCTCCCCCGCTCTGTATTGTCCTAACCTGAGAAGAATCTTAGCGCATGCGCCAAAATAAGTCAAGAGAAATGTGCGGGACGCGCTAAGTTTTTATTGACGGGAGCGTAGCGGGTGCGCTATAACTGCGCCCCATGACCTACCTGACGACGAAGCAGGCCGCGGTGCGTTTGGGGATCGGGGAGTCGACCGCGCGCCTGTGGTGTAAGCGGGGGCGCTTTCCCGGCGCCTTCGAACAGCAGACGCTGCGCGGCCCCGTGTGGCAGATCCCGGAGGTGGACGTCACCGACTTCAAAAAGCCCCAGCGCGGCCGCCCCAGTAAGAAACAGTCGGCGGCCGTCGAGAGCGAGGAGAAAGCCGCATGATCACCATCGCGATCGCCAACCAGAAGGGCGGGGTCGGCAAGAGCACGACCGCGGCCATGCTCGCCACCGAGATGGCGATGCGGGATTACGAGACGCTCATCATCGACGCCGACCCCCAGGCCAACGCGACCCAGATCTTCCTCGCGCCGGAACAGATACAGGTCTCCCTGGCCGACGTGCTGCTCGGGCCCGAGCAGTCGGTCGCCGAGACCCGGATGACGACCGAGGTCCCACACCTCGATATCGTGCCGGCCACGCTCGCGCTCGCCAACTTCGACCGGGAGCCCGCGCTCTCGGTCACGAAGCTGCGCTCGGCTCTGCGCGACTTGGGCGGCGCTTACGACTTCTGCCTGATCGACACGCCGCCCAACTTCGGCCTGCTGCTCACGGCGGCCCTGACGGCCGCCACGCACGTCCTGATCCCCGTCCAGGCCTCCCCTTTCGCCTTAAACGGCCTCCAGGACCTGCTGGGCGTCATCCGCAAGGCCACGGAGCTGAACGAGGGGCTCCAGGTGCTCGGAGCCGTCTGCACCATCTACGACACCCGCGTCTCCGTCGCCGGCGCGTCCTACAGAGCGCTCACGGAGATGATGCCGGATAAGGCGATGGAGACGATCGTCCACCGCGCCACGAAGCTCGAGGAGGCGCCGTCGATGCACCAGCCGATCCAGCTCTACGCGCCGAACAACCGCGCCAGCGAGCAGTATTCCCAGCTGTGCGACGAGGTCCTGGCGAAGCTCGGCTATAAGGCCGCGGCCTCAAACCTGAAGGCGGTCAAATGACTGATAAGAAGACCAAACGCAAGGTCGAGCGGCGGCCGGTCGCCAAAGTCATCAACGTCCAGCCACCCCGCCCGGCCGACGATCTGTTCAACCCGTTCCGCGAGGCGAAGGCCGCCGAGGACGCAGGGGCCGCCCTTGTACCCCCCGCCCCACCTCAGGTCACCTCACCTCAGGTCACCCCACCCCACCCCACCCCAGCGGCCGAAGTCGCCCCCGCCAAGGACTTCAACCGGCGCGCCAACAGCCTCGAACGTGACGCACTCCCGGCGGGCCTCTTCCCCGGCTCGAGCAAAAAGCTCTATGACGCGCTGTACCTGCGCACGCGCGGCGCGGTCGTGCCCACGCGCTCCGTCCGCGCGAAGAAGAAGGAGATGATGCGCTGGGCCGGGATCGGCAGCGAGAACACGATGGACGCGCATCTGCGCCACTTCCTGAAGGTCGGGCTGCTGAAGCGATCGTTCGAGGCGGGCGACAATGCCGGCGCGGTTTACGAGGTGCTCATTCCAGAAGAGCTAGGTGACCCCACCCCACCCCACCCCACCCCACCGCAGGTCACCCCACCGCAGCCCACCTCAGGCCAGAAACTGGCCCCAGGGTCACCCCAGAAACTGGGGTGGGGTGAGGTGAGTCAAACCATTGAAAATACAGCCAGTTCGGGCGCGCCTAAGACTTCTTTTAAGACTAATACTGAGAAAGATGATGATGAGGCTTTCGCCCGGCTGCTCGCGCGCTTAAGGCAGGCGACGCGTGACGTCACCGGCAGGGAGCGCTCGGCGGGTGACGCCGAGCGCTGGGAGCAACTCGCTGACCTGCTCATCACTGAGCTGAAGATCGCGGCCGGCCGGACGACCGTCTCGAGCGTCCCGGCCTTCCTGACCGAGCACCTGCGCCGCCGGCTGTGGAAGAAGGACAAAAAGCAGATCGCCGAAGAAGGGAAGGCGGAAAGTCCGCAATCCGCCGTCGGCGTCGACGCCTCGAAGTGCCCGGACTGCTTCGGCACGGGGATGTATTACCCGGAAGGGTTCGAGCGCGGCGTCGCCAGGTGCGGCCACCAGCAGCTGACGGAAAAAGATTAAGGGGGATGCGTGGCCGAAGAGCTGAACGTCTGTAGTTTTTGCGGGCAGGGTGAAGACGAGGTCTGGCACCTGACGCGCAAGAACGGTCACGCCATCTGCGACGACTGCGTTGACGACTGTATCGAGCAACAGGCCGCCCAGGGCGTCATAGCCGACCTCAGGCGTCTGGGCAAACACCTGCTTCTCCCCATCTCCTTCCTGACGGCCAACGACATCCGCGCGGAACTCTCTAAATACGAGTTCGACTCGCTGAAGAACGACGACGAGCGCGAACACTTCATCATGCTGGCCGCCGAGCGCCTCAGGAAAGACGAGCTGACGAAGATGATCGCCGAGTCACTCGACTACCGCCTGTTCCAGGTTGTCTGCCAGGCCGAGGAGGAGGCCGGGCTCGCGGAAGAGGCGACACTGCGCTCCGAGCTGCTGGATTTGATGGGCCCGGGGCCGGGGCCGCCGCCGGGCGAGATGCCGCCTTAAATGAAGGTTATCATTTCAGTTATAAATCGACCGGATACTTGCGAATTTGAGCAAGTTTCGATGTCACACTTGAAATGTCATGATTTTTGGGGTTGCTTCTTTTGGCCCCTCATTTGAGGCGGGGAATCGGGCAATGGAAATGCAGGGCGAGGTGACGTTCGTCGGCCGGCACGAGCACCGCGGCGTGAAGTACCAGGACCGCGGCGGCGGGCGCTACCCCTGGGACAACTACGGGGAGAAGAAGGCTTGGCTGAGCCTCCAGGAGGCCGCGGCGCGCGCGGGCGCGCCGGTCGAGGAGTTGAAGCGCGCGATCCGGGAAGGGGAGCTGAGGGCCGAGCGGCGCGGCTGGGTGAGGATTCACTGTGGGGACTTGGACGAGTGGCGTTTCCGGATCTGAATATCGTGATTCGTGAATTCCGAAATTAACGAATTATCGTTATCCGTATATTTCGACCCGCAGACGTTTCACGCCCGGGGCAGGGAAGTGGAGCCACCACAGATTGTGGTCGGACGCGGGCGGGAGCCTATTTTGAAAACCCCTGCAAAATCGGCCCCCGTCCACAAAAGGGGACACACAAGATAGTGTGGTCAGGCTCAAAAACAGACCGCCGATTTCATTATCCTGACTGATAATAGCCATTATGTTTCTGTGAAACGTCCGGCAGTAGGATTGTCACCTTGTAATGGGCGGAATTCACTCTACTACTCCAAATCACCTCAGGATCTGGGCCATAACATTATGGGCAATAAGTAAGGACAGCGTGCGTGCTTGTCAGCCTAAGAAATCACAGTTAAAATCAGCGCCATAGGTACGCCTTACCCGACTGAGGTCTCCTCCGACTATGCCTCTATTCAAAAAACATAAAATCGACGAACTTGAGAAGCGAATCCCC